AATGCCCTGTTCATGTTTAATCCTGAGAACCAAAAGATGGCAGGAAAAGGAACTTCGACATGTTGATTGATAAAGAACCAGAGATGCCTAGTGAGTTAGAGGCAGAGGAAGCGAAACTACCCGAGTACGCAGCGCCAGAAGTCCCAGAATTGCCCGACCGCTATCGCGGAAAGTCGATTGAGGACATCGTCAAGATGCACCAAGAGGCCGAAAAGGTCATTGGTCGTCAGGCCCAAGAAGTCGGGGAAGTGCGGAAACTAGCCGATGAGCTGATTAAGCAGAATCTCTCGTCAAAATCGCAACCTGTTGAACAGGTAGAGCCTGAAGTAGACTTTTTTGAGAATCCCCAGAAGGCGATTCAAAAAACCGTTGAGACACATCCCGATGTTGTCGCTGCCCGTCAAGCGGGTATCGAGTTCAAACGGATGCAAACGCAGCAGCGCCTGGCGCAAGAGCACCCTGATTTCATGGAAATCAGCGCCGACAAGGACTTTGAGACGTGGATTAAATCGTCTCAGGTGCGACTCGAGCTCTATACCCGAGCGGATGCGCAGTTTGATTTCGATGCGGCGAATGAGTTGTTGTCAACCTATAAACAGTTGCGGGGCATTAAGCAAAAGCAGGTGGAGCAATCCGGTAAGGAAGCCCGCCAGCAGACGCTCAAAGCCGCGCAAGTGGATACAGGGGGTACCGGGGAGAGTTCAAAACGTGTCTACCGCAGAGCTGACCTTATTCGGCTGAAAATGACCGACCCAGCTCGCTACGATGCGCTGTCAGATGAGATTATGGCGGCCTACGCAGAAGGACGGGTCAAGTAAATTTTACTTTTGACTTTAGGAGTTAGACATGGCAACCGCATTTAACCCAGCAAATAGTGTAACAACGACAACAGCAGCAACCTTTATTCCAGAGATTTGGAGTGATGAGATTGTTGCGGCCTACAAAAAGAACCTGGTTCTGGCCAACGTTGTTATGAAGATGAACTTCAAGGGCAAGAAAGGTGACACCGTTCACGTTCCTGCACCAACCCGTGGCAATGCCTCGGCCAAGACTGCCACCAACGCAGTCACGCTGATCGCTGCAACTGAGTCCGAAGTTCAGATCCTGATCAACAAGCACTACGAATACAGCCGCCTGATCGAAGACATCGTCGAAGCCCAGGCTCTGAACTCGCTGCGTCAGTTCTACACAAGCGACGCCGGCTATGCGCTGGCCCGCCAAGTGGACACCGATCTGGTTCAGCTCGGTCGTGCTTTCAACGGCGCAACCGTCGGTACCGACGACTACGCTACCAGCAACACCACCACCAAAGCCTACATTGGCTCGGACGGCACCACCGCGTACAACAGCACCAGCTCGAACGCTGCTGCCCTGACCGATGCTGCGATCCGTCGCACCATCCAGCGTCTGGACGACAACGACACCCCAATGGATGGTCGTTTCTTCATCATCCCTCCATCAAGCCGCAACACCTTGATGGGTCTGGCTCGCTACACTGAGCAGGCATTCGTGGGTGATGGCAGCGCCATCCGCAACGGCGAAATCGGCAACCTGTACGGTATCCCTGTGTTCGTGACCTCCAACGCTGACTTCGGCGCTGGTAACTCGGGCGCTGACCGTATCTGCCTGATGGGCCACAAGGAGTCGATGGTTCTGGTTGAGCAGATGGGCGTTCGTTCGCAGACCCAGTACAAGCAGGAATACCTGGGCACGCTCTTCACATCCGACATGCTGTATGGCGTCAAAGCCATGCGTACTGCCGCGACTGTGGGTGCTGCAACTTCGTCGTCCGCATTCGCTCTGGCTGTTCCAGCCTAATTAAACTCCCCGGCTTCGGCCGGGGATTTTTAACCTAATTAGGAGAACCTCATGGCAAATGCAACTTCCGTTGTGGTCCGAGCTGGCAATGACCAGTTCCGTGGCCTCTATACCAACACTTTCTTGGTTCGCGCGACGCTGGATGCTGATACTTTGGCTGATGGCGCAGGCGACACCGATACCGTTGCTGTCCCCGGCGTAGCACTCGGTGACATGGTGCTGTCGGCTTCACTGGCCGTTGATGTGGCGGGTCTGATTGTGACCGCTTACGTCAGCGCAGCTAATGTTGTCAGCATTCGTTTCCAAAACGAGACAGGCGCCGAAGTCAATTTGGCTTCAGCCACGCTTCGTTTGGTCGTAGTACGTTCACTGGCGTAAAAATTGGGGGCTTGCGCCCCCAATTTGCCGTTCGGAGGTTTTATGGCGACATTCAAGTGTTTGGTCAGTGGCCAGACGGTCACGTTTATCCATCAGCACGACATTGACAGCATGAAAGGCCATCAAGGCTACGTGCGGGTTGATGTACCTGAGATGATGCCTGAACGAATGTCAACAGAAATAATGCTTTCACCACCCGTCAAACGGATGGGCCGTCCAAGGAAACCAGAAAATGTCGGAAATTGACCCTCGCGAGTTTGGAAAGCTCGAAGCACAAGTGGAAGCATTGAACGTGGAAGTCCACGCCTTGCGTAACGACGTCAAAACCTTGCTGGAGTTGGCCAACAAATCCAAAGGCGGCTTCTGGATGGGGATGACGATCGCCTCAACGCTTGGCGGGATACTGACTTTTGTAGCCGATCGGCTATTTTTTAAGGGGTAAGATCATGCCAATGGTTGATGGTAAGAAGTATCCGTACACGAAAAAGGGCAAGCAGGAAGCTGCTTCGGCCAAGATTAGTAAGCTGCGTAAAGAAGGTTATCCGCAGAAACAAGCCGTGGCTATTGGCTTAAGCATGGCAGGGATGGCCAAGAAAAAGGCCAAGAAATGAAACCCGGCCTGTACGCCAATATTGCCGCTAAACGTAAGCGCATTGCCGAGGGTTCTGGCGAGAAGATGAGAAAGCCGGGAACCAAGGGGGCGCCGACGAAAGCTGACTTTAAACAAGCTGCTAAAACCGCTAAGAAAAAATGAAAACTCCCGCTTGGCAAAGAAAAGCCGGTCAAAACCCCAAGGGCGGCTTGAATGCCAAGGGTCGTGCGTCTTATAATGCAGCAACTGGGGGCGACCTCAAAACGCCGGTGAAAACTGGCGACAACCCGCGACGAGCTTCTTTTCTCGCCAGGATGGGCAACATGCCCGGTCCCGAGCGCAAAGACGGCGAGCCCACCCGGCTCTTGCTCTCTTTGAACGCTTGGGGCGCATCATCCAAGGCAGACGCAAAGGCAAAAGCTAAAGCTATATCCGCAAGGAATAAGGCGAAAAGCAAATGACCTATTTAGAACTCGTCAATGATGTCTTGGCCCGCCTGCGAGAAACGCAGGTGACGACTGTCGGCCTGACTACCTATTCCTCTCTGATCGGCAAGTTTGTCAATGATGCCAAGCGTCAGATCGAGGACGCCTACGACTGGAACGCGCTAGGCCAAGAGATTACGGTCACTACGTCGGGCAGCGTCTACGAATACTCCATGACCGGTGCCGGTCAGAAATTCCGCGTCACCAGCGACCCATTAAACATCACCAGCAACGTCGTTATGCAGGTAATTACGGTTAGCGACATGCGCCGCAAGCAGTACCTGCAACCCACAATTACGGCCGTGCCTTCCGAGTATTGCTTTGAAGGTGTGGACGGCAACGGCGACGCCAAGGTGCAGCTGTGGGGGCGCCCTAACGGCGTCTACACAATCAAGTTTTTCTTGGCCGTCCCACAAGCCACGCTGTCGTCGGATTCAACTTCGGTCTTGGTGCCGGATGTCTTGGTGACCCAGAATGCTTACGCTAGAGCGCTGGTTGAGCGCGGCGAGGACGGCGGCTTGAATTCCTCCGAAGCCTATGCGCTGTACAAGGCCATGCTGTCGGATTACATCGCTTTGGAAGCGACTCGATTCCCTGAAATGCAGGAGTTTCTCGCCACATGAGCCAAGCACTGCGCATCGATACGATCTCGGCACCAGGCTTTTATGGCCTGAACACCCAAGATTCGCCGCTCGATTTGAACGCTGGTTTCGCGCTGGTCGCAACCAACTGCGTCATCGATCAGTACGGCCGTGTCGGTGCTCGCGAAGGCTGGTCGAAAGTCAACAGCAGCTCGGGCAACTTGGGCGCTAATGACCCCGGCGTCATCCATGAGCTGGTGGTCGCTGACGGTACGTACACGATCCTGTTCGCCGGCAACAACAAGATTTTCAAGCTCGATGGCAGCAACGCCGTTGTCGAATTGACCTACGGGGGAGGGGGTACTGCCCCAACCATCACAGCCAACAACTGGCAGTGCGCCTCGCTTAATGGCATCACGTATTTTTTCCAGACCGGGCACGACCCGCTAATTTACGACCCGGCAGTCAGCACCACGACCTATCGTCGTGTGAGCGAAAAGACGGGTTATGCTGGCACGGTGCCCTCTGGCAATATTGTTATTTCGGCTTATGGCCGTCTGTGGATTGCCAATACGGCCTCTGACAAGCAAACGCTGACGTTCTCAGACTTGCTGTCTGGCCACATCTATACCGGCGGCACGTCTGGCACATTGAATGTTAACAACGTCTGGCCTGCTGGGCCGGATGAGATCGTTGGCCTGGCTGCGCACAACAATTTCCTGATCATCTTCGGCAAGCGCCAGATTCTTGTGTATCAGGGCGCAACGGCACCAGCCACCATGTCGTTGAACGACACGGTGGTGGGTATTGGCTGCATCGCGCGCGACTCGATACAGCCTACCGCGACTGACGTCTTCTTCCTGTCCAACAGTGGTGTGCGGTCGTTGATGCGAACGATCCAAGAGAAGTCAGCGCCGTTTCGCGACATCAGCAAGAACGTGCGTAACGACTTGATGGGCATTGTGGCGGGCGAGACGCTCGCTAACGTTAAGGCCGTGTACTCCGAAGTCAACGCGTTTTATTTGCTCACGCTGCCGACCAACCAGTCGGTGTACGTGTTTGATACCCGTGGGTATTTACCGGATGATTCTTGCCGTGTGACACTATGGACATCGATTACGCCATCAGCTTTGCTGGCTCGACGTAATGGCGACTTGCTATTAGGCCAGACAGGTTACATCGGCAAGTACGGCACGTATTTGGACGACACTGCTGAGTATCGCTTTCAGTATTTTACAAATCACAGCGACTTGGGCAACCAGAGCGTCACATCCATATTAAAGCGCATTGGTGTTGTTGTGATTGGCGGCACGAATCAGTTTGTGACCATCAAGTGGGGTTTTGATTTTAACGAAAACTATTTGTCGCAGAACACGCAGATTC